CTCTAGCTGTTGTGTAATATAAGTTGCTACCTTCAGTTAAATCACCTGTATCTTTAGTAGCTAATCTTGTATCGAAATCTGTATTTGCTCTTGTTGTTGTATAGTAAAGATTAGTATTTTCAACAACTATAGAAGTATCTAGTGTTGCTGTTGATGATTGGTTAGAACCATTACCTATAAATATCTTGCCATTATTTAGGTTTGGAACATCATTGCTTCTACCAGCACCACCTATTTTTATTGAACCAGCAGCAGCATGACTTCTAATAACCTTACCTATGTTTTGTATCTGAGATGATTCTCCTGTTGGTTTGGTTGTTGTATAAGCACCTGCTGTTGTAGAAGCATATAAAATTTGTCCTTCTGATACGCCTGAAGTATCTAATCCATCTAGCGTACCAAATGTTGCGATTTGTAATCCTGCATTATTATTAGCATCTGTTACAGCTAAACCAAATACAGGCATTTTAGAAGTATCATCAGCTTTTGCTTTTGACACAACTGGAACATCGCCTGAAACCCCTGAAACATAAACTAAATCGCCTTTTGTTAATGCTTCACCAGCTTTTGCACTAAATCTAACAGCACCATCTAAGTCTCCAACAAATTCATCTGTTGCAGTAACTAAGTTAAAAGTAACATTATCAGTTGTAGCTACAGGTTGACCTATAGCAATACTAGGAGTAGAACCTTCACCAGTTCCACCTGTTATTGTTACACCAGTTCCACCTGAAATAGATTGGACATAATCACCTGTAGTATCAGTACCTAAAGCAATAGAATTAATTTGTGCTGTAGTTGAAATATTAATATCACCGCTACCATCAAAAGAAGCCGAACCTACTACATCTCCTGATAAAGATATAGTTCTTGCAGTTGCAAGTGTTGTAGCTGTATCTGCATTACCTGTTAAATCTCCAGTTACATTACCAGTAAGATTACCAGTAACATTACCTGTTACATCACCTGTTAAATCACCTGTTAATATATTAGATGTAGTAATACTAATGCCTGTAGTAATCCAATCACTATCAGCACCATTTCTTATTTTTAATACATTGCTTGATGTATCTACCCATAATTGATGAGCAAAAGTAGTTGATGGTTCAGTTGAACCGCTATTTGTAGTTGCAATAGCAGACAAAGCATTGTTTAAATCTGCTCTAAAGTCTGCACCTGATTGGTTTGCTAAGTTGTAATCGTGTTGTGCCATAATTATTCTCTATTGTTTATTAATTCTACTATTACCATGTGCTAATCGCTACCCTTTTCCATGTGTTTGTTGCGGTGCAAACATAAATATAATCTGCATCCCATGTAATAGTTCCTGTTGTACCTGTATCAGTTGCAGATGATGGTGCTGAACCTGCAGCCCCATTTACTATTAATCCCTGCCTATGATTTAATGAAATTTTATAGGTTGATAGTGAAATATCATCTCTTGCGATTGTTGTTTGTCTCCAACCTAACCCTGAGTCTTGAGGAAAAAACACAGCTTCAGTTTGGTCAAAATCTAAAACTAAATCCCCATTTGCCTGAACTTGGTCATAAGCTACATATTGCATTTGTATGCTACCAACCTTTAATTGATTTTTTGTATCAGCCCCAAGTGCTAATAATGTAGTACTACCAGTACCACTCGTTCCCACCACATTGCTTAATGTATTAGTACCTATTTTGACCTCTTCAGCTTTTACTGGGTCATCTGCAACAGTAAAGGTTAAATCAGTTGAATCAGATTCTACGCCTAAAGTATTAATAGATGTAACACTTGCAACATAGTCATTTGCTTTTGGTATGAACGCTAAATCAACAGAATTAGTATCTACTATCTTGCTTAATACAGGATTTGCAGAACTATCTACAACATCAACTCTAAATTCTTTTGATGGATAATCTGTTGGTGCATCCCAAGTTAATACAGGTCTATCTATATTAGAAGAATCTGTATCTATAAAAATAACATTGGCTGGCTTTTGAACTGCGTAAGCAGAAGGAATATTAGATAATTCTTCTAATGCTTCTTGGGGTGGTACTTCCCATGTATATACATCAAAGTATTCTATTAAACTAACTGAAACCAAGCCATCAGATTGCAGCTCAAGAGCTTCTACTCTACAAACCTTACCTGAGAATCCAAGACCTGCATAAGTTAAATCAACTATATCTCCTACATTTAATTTATACATCTCAGGAGTTCCTAAGAACTGCATAGTTGTCTGATTTCTACTTCTAACAAGTATTGCTTTAGCCATGTTATAGGCTATATAAGGGTCACTTACAAAAGGAAATTCAGCTTTTATTTCTAATATCTCATCACCATCATCTGAATAATATTCAGGAGAAGCATCATGTAAAACTGTTGCTGTATCTAATTCATATTTTTTATTACCATTAAAAAACTCAACGATAACTTTATTTGCTTTTTTATCTTTATTACCATAATCAACTGAGATACCAGCATCAGCAATAATATGATTATCTGTAATACTAAATGTAGAAGTACCTGTATCTTCTATAGTTAATTCATACTTACCATCAACATAAAGAAATATACCTCGCATATTTGCAAGTAATTCTTTTGAGTTTTCCATAACAGTCTTATTGCCATCAACATAACCATTACAATGAAATCTTTTAACTTTGTTTAAAGAAGTTCCTGTTTGTGAAGCATAAGTAGAACTTAGTGTTTGATTAAAAAAAATTAAATATGATATAGAACCACCATAAGGTCTATATCTCTGAACGTCTATTATTTCTGCATTATTTAATACAGTATTACCACCTGAATCAGTAAGAGTAAGTGTTTCACCTATTTTATTACTCCACCAATGTAGACTTGAAGATGTTGTACTTATAAAATTTTGTCCTGCGTTACCACTCCAAGTAAATGCTTGAGCGGTTCCATTGTAAAAAGGATTATCAACTAAAGTATCTGCTGTATCAGCAGCAGTGCTAAATGTAGATAGGTTTAATTGTGATGCAGTTAAGCCTTTACCATATTCATTATTAGTAATGTAATCTAAAAAAGTTAAAGATGGATTATCTGAAAATGCATAAGTAGATGGAGTTCCAAGTCTTTGTGAACCACTACCACCAGCAGTAGAATCTAATCTAGGGTCATATACTTTTTTACCTCTTACTTGAACTGTTAATTGTGGAATACCTTTCCACATACCTCTAGTATCAAAATTATAATGAGCAGCTATATAACAGACTCCATCTAATCTATGTGCAGAAGTCCAGTTAGACATAGAAGCAACAAGCATAGGGTCTGCTGTTTGTGATGCAGCTCCGTGATGTAAATTCATTACATACATATATCTATCGGTAGGGTCAGTACCAAAACCACCAGCAGTAACTTCTACAGGGTCTCCATTTTGTGAAACTGTATTAAGTGAACCTGAACCTGAAGATATTTTGTCTGAACCTATATAACCACCGATTCTAAATCTAGCAGAATCAGTTAAAGGATTGCCATCAAGTTCAATAGTTCTTCCAAGTATTTCATCACATTCACCAACTGATAAAGCATAAACTACATATAGTTCTTGCGAATTATTAGCATTAACATCCATGTAAATAACCTGTGCTCCAACCCTTCTATTTCCATATATGATTGGTAGCTTTCCACCAGCAGCAGTTTTGTTGGCTAGTATGTCTTGACCTTTTGCAAGCATTTGTCTTGCTTGTTGATATCCTTTAACACCAACTGCTAATGTAGCAACGCTTAATGCTTGCGACCAAGTAAATTTTAAAGTTCCGTAACCTATAGCTTGTATAGTATTCCAAATAGCATTACCAATAGATGCAAAAAAACTAAACATTACGAACCCCACCTAACATCTGATTTGACCTGAGTAGCGAATTCAAAACCTTTATCGCCTGTACTAAATGCCTGTTGTGATTCATCAGAATAATGTCTACCTTTTGTAAGATTCCAATTTGCCCAATGAGAAGCCACTGTTATACTTAGACTTGAATTATCAATACTTTCTGAAATACCAACGCTTCTAATAACACCAGTAAAATAATTTATAGCACCAATTATAGTTTCATCAGAATCAAAATAAGCTAAATATATTTCTACTGTTTTATCTGTAAAAGAGCCATCTTGAATTAAAGACCTAACTTGATTTGTAATGTTTGAACAAATTATGTTTAATTCATCAACTTGCAATTGTCCTGTTTCTGTAACTGAATCAACGCTTAAAAAAGAACCACCAGCTTCATAGCTGTTAGAATCATAAGTAACATTAGAATACCAATCAGTTAATCTGATAGTAGATGATAAATTAAGCTCAACTAAGAAAGCTGTTTTAGTTGCTGTTGATGATACTTGAGTTTGTAAAGCAGCAGATAAACTTCTAGGCATTAGGTTATAACCTCTCTAACATCAAATGAAATACTGTAAAAACCACTAGCGTCTGTTGTATATAAAACATCTGATTCAAGATAAACAGTAAAACTTGGCTTGTTTACAGTAACAGCTTCATTATCTGATAGAGATGCTACTAGATTTGGTGATATAGTAACTGTAACCGCACCACCTGATGCATTAGCATCTTCAGAAACCATATATACTTTAGAATGATTTGCAAACTTAATTAAATCGCCAGCTTTTAAAGCACCTGTTGTTTGTGAAAATCCATCCATAGCTATTGTATTATCGCCTGCTGAATGAACACCATTAACTAATATATCTGTTTCTGATTTACTTGCACCTAAATTATCTATTGGTGCTTGTATAGTAAAGTCCTCAAAAGAACCTTTTTGTTTTTGTATAAATGCAAATACTTCTTGAAATTTATCTTGCTGTAAAGGTGGCATTTGCACTGTAAAAGAAAAATATTGACTACCTATTTGTCTGACTTGTTTTTTACCTGATAAAGTCTGATTTAATAATATAGGTCTATTATCTTTAAAATTTAAACTTCTAAAATTAGGAGATGTTGGAAATTGTCCTGCCATTATACGACTCCCATCTTGCCTTGATTATTCATGGCATTGTTTATGATTGATGTTATCAATCCTTTTCTTGATGCTAGTAACTGGTCAAATCCAGCAGCATCTACTGTTGATATATTAAAG